AGTATTAACTTCAAAATTTTGTATATATGAAATTTAAGAGCTTTTCCGCTCACATTCTGGCCCTGCTGGGGCTGTCGGAATGGAGCAAGGTAGAGGACAAAAACTCTATCACGGTCGAGGAAGTGGCAAAACTGAAAAATTACGGTTTTACCGAAAAATTCCTCACGGACTTTAAAGCGTCCCTCGAAAACGATTTCCAGGACGAATCCGAAGACGGGAACCAGGGAGAGGAAACCGAGGAGCCTAAAACTACCGCTTTCCTTCGTGGTTTGTTGGGTGACACTGCGGCACGTCTGACACAAGCGCAGGAACAGCTTGAAGCCTTGCAGACGCAACAGCGTGACGAGAACCGGAACAACACCGCGTTAATTGCCAAGAAGGATGCCGAAATAACAAAGCTTTCCGGTATTATCGCTCAACTTTCGGCCGCTGCGGAAGATGATCCGGGCAAAGGGAAACAACACAACGCCCAGGCGGACGGTAAGGGGAAATTCAATCTCCAGGACGAAAAGCAGCTGGGGGGCTTGCAGGGTGAAATGTTCTCACTGGAGGATCGCCCGTATAACCTTCGCGCTAAAGCTGCGTTAATGGAGGCTGCCGGTTTTGAAATGATCGCTCTTCCGAAAGCAAGTTCCATTGACTACAGCCGTTTGAAGGAGGACCTCGGGGCCTTTTACCGTATTCCCTGGCAGCAGC